TATTGTCACTTCGTTGTTTATGCGACTGCTTAGCGAACTATCCGCACTTTCTCTCGCCTTTTTCTCTGCCGTAATTTGGTCCGACAGTCCTACATCAGCATTGGTGCGTTGCGTTATTTCTGTGTCCAATTTGTCGGACAGTGTGTTGTGGTCGGTTTGAATTGCCGTGAAATTATCGCGGACAATCTTCCACCAATCCTTTAACAGCGTTTTTCCGCTAAAATTAAAATTTAATTTCATTTTATCATTCCTTTCTAATCGTAATTGATTGGGATTTTGGTATTAAAAAAACACGCCGTAAGCGTGCTATGGTGGTATTCGTCTGTACATTGTGTCACCTCTTTTTTTGCATAGAAAAAGCACCCCGAAAGGTGCTTAATATTTATATATTCTGTCCTGTTGGATTGAAACATTCTTGCATAAGTCGCATTGCATATTTAAAACCCAAAATAAAACCGTAACGTTCACAACCA